CTCTGCCCGGACTGTCACCGCAAAGCGCATGGGGCAGCTTGGCCTGGCGGCGACCCAGGAAGCCCCAGGACGGGCGCAAACGGCGAAAAGGTCAAATGATACGGCTATTGGGCCAACAGAGCGCCCTGGGCCGTCTACGGCCGCCAGGAAGCCACTCTGCGGCGCGCTATGCGTCCCTCCCCGCCTCGCGCCCGTGAACCGCTCGCCCGCGTCGAACGGCTGAAACAGTCGGCGCGCTTATGCGACTGCGGGCGTGTGGCGGCCTACCGCGTGACGGTGACACAGTTGTCCGCCGAGACGCGCCGGCGTGCGGTGAATCTGATCCTGTGCGCCGTCTGTTACGGTGAGTGGATGGCTGTCGAGGGGAACGAACAGCGCGCCCGCGGTGGTTTGGACACCAGCGCCCTTGATGACGGCCCTGGACCGTGTTATGGTCCATGCATGGACAACTACCCGCTCTCGACCGACCCGGTGCGCCCGCTGCCCAAACGCGTGGACGACATGCTGGCCGCCATCCGCGACTACCTCTTGCGTCACGCGCCGGAAGAGGGCGTGAAACTCACGATCCACGTCGGCCCGAAACGCGGCGTGTTCCGGCTGGAACTGCCGCCGGAGGTGAAACGATTTTGACTCAAACAGGACCGTCCCGCGCCGAAGGGCGCCCCACGAAATTAACACCGGAATTGACCATACAACTCTGCGATCTGCTATTGGCCGGCAATTTCCTCGTAACCGCCTGCGACTATGTCGGGATCGATGAATCAACGGCGTGGCGTTGGATGCGGCGCGGGGAGCGCGGTTGGCAGATTGACGTAGACGGCGGCTATGTCGAGTTTTGCAACGCGATCAAAAAGGCCGTCGCCCAGGTCGAGATGGCGACTGTCGCCGAAGTGCGGCGCGGGGTGGATAACTGGCAGTCCCGCGCCTGGTGGTTGGAGCGGCGTCATCCTGACAAATGGGGCAATCGGGGTAAACAGGAGGTGAGACATAGCGGCGAAATCACGAACCACGTTTTCGACCACAACGCCGCTGTTGCCTCCCTTGCGACCGGATCAACTCGCTATGATCCTCCATCCGGCGCGGACGAAAGTGATTAGCTGCGGGCGTCGCTGGGGAAAAACTTTTTTGGCGGGACTTTACGCGCTGACCGTGGCCGACTATGGCGGTGCGGTGGCATGGGTCGCGCCGACCTACCGCAATGCGCGCGCGCCCTGGCGGTTTGCCGAACAACTCACCGCGCCGGCGGCTGACCGGATTCGCATGAATCGCAGTGAGCAGATCATGGAGTTCCCGTCCGGCGGGCGGTTGAGCGTCTACAGCGCGGACAATGACACGGCGCTGCGCGGCGAGTCTTTTGATGTGGTGGTCGTGGATGAAGCGGCGCGCATCCGCGAGGAGACCTATACCGACGTGCTGCTGCCTACATTAGCCGACCGCGACGGGCGCATCTTATGCATCTCCACGCCCAAGGGCAGGAATTGGTTCTGGCGCGAGTGGGTGCGCGGGCAAGGCGACGGCAAAACGGTCGCCTCCTGGACTGCTCCTTCTAGCGCCAATCCCATGCCGACGATTCGCGCCGCGGCGTCCGCTGCCCGCGGGCGCGTGCCGGATCGCACCTATCGCCAGGAGTGGTTGGCCGAGTTTGTCGAGGACGGCACATTTTTCACCAACGTTACGGCCTGCGCTACAGCCGTGCCGCAGACGGCAGGCCAAAGTCGGCGGCAGTACGCCATCGGTGTGGACTGGGCGCGTGCCGCAGACGGCGACTATACCGTCTACGCCGTGATGGACGTGCGCGAACAATCCCTAGTCCATCTGACGCGTTTTGCGGGCGTGGACTTCGGTACGCAGCGCAGCCGGCTGCGAACACTGCACAACGCCTTTAACCACGCGCCGATCCTGGCTGAGTCCAATGCGATGGGCGGCCCGCAGGTGGAGGCATTGCAGGCCGATGGGTTGCCGGTGCGCGGCTTTACCACGACCGCGGCGTCTAAACACGAGTTGATCACGGCGCTGGAACTGGCGTTTGACCGGCAGGCGATTCGCATCCTAGACGACCCCGTATTGATTGCCGAGTTGCAGGCATATGAGCGGCGAGAGCGTGCGGGCTACCCGGCCTATAGCGCGCCGGAGGGGATGCACGACGACACGGTGATTGCGCTGGCGCTGGCGTGGGAGGCCGCGCACCCGCCGCCGGCGATCAGCATTCCGAGCATTAGCCTACGGAGTTACAAATAACATGTCCAGCCCATTCGACCATTGGACGCCCCAGGACGCGCAGAAGGCGCTGGGCAACCGCGCCATTCCCACGGCGCACGGCAAATTCTACCAGGGAGATCACTGGCAAGGCGGCGACGGGTGGGCCGGCCCGCGGCCCGACAGCGCCGCGCCGTCCGAAATGTCATTTGCGATGGCGGAAATTGCGCGCGCCTTCGTGTCGCAAAATGTGATTCAGGAGGTGATCGAGCGCGCCGCGTCCGGCGTGACGGCGCGGGCGCCGGCGTGGTCGCTGACGCCGCGGCGCGTTCTTGCCGACGGCGACGCGCCCACGGCGCAAGAGGCGGCGCTGGCGCTGGAAGCCGAGTCCGCGTTGGGCGAGTGGGTTGACGCGGCTAACGCCGCCGACATCCTACGCGAGACGACCCAGGCGCTGCTGTGGGCCGGGCGCGCGCCGCTGCGTCTCTTTGTGCCGTCCGGCCAGTTGCGGAACGGCACAGTGCCGCGCGCCGACCTAGCCACGTCTATGCGTCGCGTCCATCTGCATGATGGACTTGCGCCGGAAAATACGGGGGTGGCGCGTGACGCCGCGACGCAGGCCGAGGTCGCCATCCACACCTATGTGGACGAAAACAACAGGGCGTTCACTGAACTGGCGTACCTTGACGACGCGGGCGCCACGGTGCTGCGCGTGCTGGGGATGGACGGCGCGGGGGCGTGGGCGCTGCCGCTGGGCGGCCGGCTGCCGGTCTACGAGATGCGGCGCAAGCGGTTGATCACGGACTCCGTGATTAGTCTGCAAAAACTGCTCAATCTGGCGCTGACCATGATGCAGCGCAACGTGATTCAGGGTGGATTTCTCGAGCGGATTCTGCTGAACGCGCAATTGCCGGGCCGGTTCGAGGTCGCTGCGGACGGCACGCGCACCTTTGTGCCGGACGCCTTCTATACCGGTGCGGGCACGACCAATGCGCTGGTGGGCGTAACGTTCACCGACCCGAGCGGCGCAACGCATCTCGCTACGCCCAGCGTCATCTACCGCGATCCGGTGTCGGTCGCCACGTTCCGCGACACCAAGGCCGAGGCGTATGCAGGCATCCTCGCCTCGGCGCATCAGTTGCACTATGCGATGGCCGGCGACGCCGCCGCGTCCGGCGAGTCGCGGAAGACGGCGATGGCGGATTACATCGTGGACTTGCTGCTCACCAAGGCGCAGGTGGAACGGGCGTGGACGTGGATGTTGGAAACGGCGTTGGCGATGGCGTCCGTGTTTGCCGGGACGCCTGGGCGCTATGCCGGGCTGCGGGTGGGCTGCCAGGCGCAGATGGACGCCGGCCCCATTTCAACCGAGATGATGCGCGTGATCGTGGATCTGGTGCGCGAGGAGTTGTTGAGTCGTGAGACGGCGCGCAGTTGGGTCGGCGTGGACGATGTGGAGGCCGAGAACGCGCGCGTCCTGGCTGAGGGCGAAGAGCGGAAGAACCGGCCGCAAGGCGCGGTCGACGAAATCGAGAGTCTTTTTAACAGCACGACCCGGAGCGAAAACAACGGCGCACAGCCGCAGACGACGGCGGGGAGCTAGGCGAGTGGACGACGGCAAAAAACCAGTTTGGGACGTGCCCCCGACGCAGCAGGCGGACATCGCGCAGTTCGCGGAACAGCCGGCAGAGGGGGTCTCGGCCTTCTACTTTACCTTCTGCGCTCTGTGCGGAGCGCAAGGCGCAGAAAACTACCGCGGCATGATCACGCGCGGCGTGGAGCGTGACGCGGCGCGGGAAATGGCCCACACGTTTCCGGCCGCCTGTTTGGGGAATCTAGCCGGGCGGGGCCGCCCGTCGTGACGCGTGAACAGTTGGCGCGCAGTCTCGCGCTGCTCGTAAGGCGCGGCGCATTGACGACTGATGAGGCGCGCCAGGTGCTGCGCGCCTACGACGCCGGCGAGATACCGCCCGCCCTGCTGCCGCTGGAAGCGGCCGTGGCGCTGGACACGTCGCGTCAAGACCGGCGCGAAGAAGCGTGGTGGCTGCTCCTGCTCCTGCTCGGCATCGCCCCGCCGATGGTGAACCGTCTGCGCGTCACCCAGCAGCGCCGGGCGCGCGAACTGCTGCTCGACCGCACCATGGCGCTCATTGCGACCGCCGCGGCGAGGATGAGTTCGGTGGGCGAGTGGCAGCGGCGCATGTCGGACATCCTCGGCGATACCACGACGGCGCAGGCCACGGCGGGCGCGGGCCGCCCATTGACGGACGCGCAGTTGGGACGGGCGCAGGCTGCCAACCGGCGCAACCTGGCGTTCCTGGCGTTGTTTGCCGTCCACATCATGGCGCGGGCCGTGCTGGGCAAACCGATGGGCTTTACGGGCATCAAGCGGCGCGCCGCGCTCTACGCGGGCGTAGGCAGGGCAGAGTTTTTTCGCGCCGCCGAGGACGGGTTGCCACGCGGCTGGGTAGTGCGCTACATCAGCCGCGACGACCCGGCCACCTGCGGGGCGTGCAGCCAATACCATCGCACGGTCTGGTTGCCTCATGACGGCCCCTATCCGGGCGACGTGTGCTATGGCGCGGGGCGGTGTCGCTGTGAGCGGATGTTGGAGTACAACCCCGCCGAGTGGTCGCGGCTGACCGGGCAGGTGTTCTAGGGGTGCACGGCCTCGACTACGCCGCGCATCAATTCCCACGCCCAGACCGCAAATCCTGCGACGGCGTTGAACGCATAGGCGGCAAGGCGGGCGTGCGCGATGACGAACGCCACGAACAACGGCACGTCTTCGGACGCGGCAATCAGGCGCGCCCAGATGAGCAGCGCACCAGCTAGGGCGAAGCCTAGCGCGACGGCGGCGGCGGCATAGTTGATGGCGCTGCGCCCGGCGGGAGGGCCGGCAGGCACATGATGAGTCGGGGTATCCACGGGACAGCCTCCTAGCGTTGTGATGTTTGCCGTCCAGCATAGCACCATTTGGGCGTTTTGTGTCTGTCAAAATACAGCCCTATTGCCGGCGTCGAACTATGATGCTAGACTAGGTAGTGACAGGCGTTACCGCGACCGCGGGCGCTGCTCCAGGCGAGCAGCGCCCGTTTCTTTTTTCCGGCCTAGGCCGGACGGAACACCAACCACAGGGAGGGTTGTCCATGTACCGCAAGCTGCAACGTGGCCTTGTGCGCTATGCGCCCGAAAACGAACAGGGGCAGACGACGGACGGCGAGGATGTGTTCGCCAAACTCCAGGCCATGATCGACCGCAAGGGCGGCGACGCCGGGGCCGTGGCGCTGATGCTGTTCCAGGAGAACTACCAGTTGCGCGAGACGAACCGCCAACTCAAGGCCAAGGCGCCCGCCGAGGGCGCAATCGTGCTGGCCGGCGACGACATGGCGGCGTGGGACGCATATCGCAAACTGGGCGCACCGTCCGATTTGCAGACGGCGATCGCGCAGCGCGACCAGGCGCAAGGCGACCTGGCGAAACTACAGCGCAGCGCCGCCATCCGCGAGGCCGCGGAGGCAGCGGGCTACAAGGCGAGCGTGTTGGCAGGGTTGGACGCGCAGGCCGGTGGGCTGACGTATGAGATGCGTGAGCAGGCGGGCGCGGACGGCGCAAAGGCGAAAGTCGCCTATGTCAAGGCCGGGGAGTCCGAGGCGGTTCCCCTGGCGCAGTATGCGGAACAGCAGTGGGGCGATTTTATGCCCGCGCTGGTCGCGACGCAGACCGGCACAGCCTACCCGCCGCAGCAGCAGGGAGCGAATCATCTGCCGCAGACCCCACGCGACGCGGCAAACCAGTATCTTGCGCGCGCTTACCGCAACACAGGCGCGCCTGTGAACAAGGAGTAATGCGAGATGGCCCGAATTTTGAGCAACACCAACCAACTGACCGGCGCGGCGTGGGCCGGCGACTATTTCGACCGCGGCCACATGGTTCCGGGCGGCGCGCGCGTCTTGGCCGCGGCCTGGGCTACGACCGCCTACACGATTACGGCGACGGAACCCGCTCTCGCGGCCGCGACCGAAATCACCGTAGCCGCGCTGCCGGTGGCGATTCCTGCCGGAACCATTCTGGATTTTTTGGGGACCGGTAAACTGGCGCACGTCACGACCGCCGCTGCCGCGGGCGCAACCACGCTCGTGGTGACGGCGCTGGACGCCGCGCTGGACGACAACGATACCGCTACGTTCTACGTCTACGACGCGCCGCCGGTCACGATTCCCTCCGGGACGATTGTCGGGCGCACGATTGCCGAGCGCGAGAACGGGGACGCCTTTGGCCCGGCCGCGGCGGGGGACGAGGTCTACATTGTCTGTTTTGACGTGTACGACGCCACGGTCAACGCCGATGTTGAACTCTATCGGCCCGGCAGCATCGTCAAGGAGAATCAGCTACCCGGCTGGGCGTCCGTGCCCGCCGCGGTCAAGGCGCTCGTACGCGCCGCCTACACCTGCACCAGCGGCGCGGCCTAAGGAGAAATGACAGTGGCAGACCTGTATACCCTCATCAATGACATGCGACGGGACGGCACAATCGCCGCCGTCGCGCGCAACGCCGCGGCACAGTTCGGCCGCGCCGGACGGCAATACCTGGGCGCTGACTTGCTCCCCGAACGCATGGTGGATGACAACGCGTTTCGCGAGGAGTCAATCCGTTATCGCACCGTAGTCGCCAACGACGGCACGCGCTACAGCCCGACGCAAAAGAAGGACGGCGACATCGTCGGGTCGTTCTTGGTCGAGTTGGGCGAGTCGGACATCGCGCGTGAGTTCACCAGCCGCCACTATGACGCCCTGCTGCGCTATCTCAATAACAATGCGTCCATGGAGGCCGTTACCAGTCTGACGCAGTGGTTGGATACGACCGTCAATCTGGCGCTGGTCGAACACAACGAGAAACAGCGCTGGCAGGCGATTGTCAGCGCCGCCGTCACCCGTGCAGGCGACAACGCCTACAGCGAGACGGTCAGTTACAGCAACCCGACCGGTCATCGTGTCGCGCAAAGTGCGGCGTGGAGCACCGACACGACCGACATCTTTGGCGACATTTTCATAATGGCCGATCTGCTGGCGTCGAAGGGGTACACGGTCAACCGCATGTATACCTCGCGCACGGTGCTGGCGATCATGGCGGGCAACAACACCGTCAAGACGCGCACCGGCATTGCGGTCGTCAACACCAGCGGCCAGATTACCAGCGCCGCGGGTCGCGCCACGGCAGACGCCATCAACGGGATTTTGCAGGCCGATGGGTTGCCGCCGATCACGCTCTATGATCTCCAGTATCGCACGCAGACCGGCACGGCCTATTTCCTGCCGCGCAACGTGTTTGTCCTGGTCGGCACGACCGGCGCGGACGAATCGTTGGATTGGGGAGACAGCGAACGATTTCTGGAGAACACCCTCGGCTATACCGCCATCGGGCGCGCCGCGGGGCAGAGCGCGCCGGGCCGGGTAGTACGCATGGAGGCGCGGGAGGACAAGCCGCCGCGCATTGAAGCCGAGGGCTGGCAAACCTCATTGCCCGTGATTTTGCATCCTGAGGCAATTGGCGTCATCCACGCGATCACCTAGGGAGGTGGTGCGTGGCGAATCCCCAAGAAACGCGTCCGGCGAATGCATCCGTCCGGGAGGACGGGCGCAGCGTCATCACGGTGGCCGATGTGCGCGCCATGCTGCGCGCCGGGCTTGCGGAACAGGCGGGGCAGGGCGAAACCTCTGCCCCTGACGTGTTATCGTGCTCCTGCACGGGCGCAGCGCCGGCGAAGTCTGCCGCACCGGACGCCGTCATGTCGTCGCCGGCGGAGGCCGAGTCACCGGTTGTCCCGTCTGCGTCCGGCAAACCGGCGACAAAACGCGTGCCGGGCAGGCGCAAGAAAGGGAGCGCCTCATGACCGTCACATTGCAAACCTTCGATTTAATCCAGCCGGCGGGGGAGTTGGACGGAGCATGGTTTCCCGACAACGATCTGAGCGTGTTGGTTTCCGGCGTGCTGGCGCGGGTGGGGCCGATGGTCGAGGCGAACGCGGCGATTGCCGCGGTCAATCACAATGCGGCGGCGGCGGCGGCGGTTTATGCGCGGCTGTATCGCCTGACGGCCAGTCGGCTGGCTGCGTCGCCGCAAACCCTGACCATCGGCGGGCAGATCAC